ATAGAAAACAATTTATATTATTGCATCAACGACTACGCGAGGCATTGTCAGACGCACAATCGTTTGCCATTGGTCGAATCTCAGATCGTAGTAATGTTGAACAAAAACAATATTATAATGCAAAAATAAAAGAAGCCACCCAACTTGGAGACGTAGAAGAAATTTTAAGACTTCAAGATCGAGCAAATCGTTTGTAAAAACAAATGGCAACAACTGAAAATTTTTATACCGGAAATGCATCCACCACATCTTTCGGTTACTCATTCCCAATATTACAGAACTCCGATCTTAAGGTAGAACTTGACGGAGTATTAAAAACTGAAAACACAAGTGGTACTAACAACGACTACTCCATTTCTGGTACAAACGTTGTTTTTAACTCGGCTCCCGGGTCGAGCGTAGATATTCATATTTATAGACAAACAAATGTAGACTCAGCTAAAGCAGTATTTGCTGCTGGTTCATCTATTAGAGCTGGAGATCTAAATAATAATGTAGATCAAAATTTATATGCAAATCAAGAACAGCAGCAGAAAATTAAAACTTCTGACGTAAGAAACGATGCTATTACAACTGCTAAAATAAAAGATGGTACAATAGTTAACGCTAATATAAATGCAAGTGCAGCTATAGACGGAACTAAAATATCACCTGATTTTGGTTCACAGAATATAACAACTACTGGAACAGTTAATGGCGTATCAACTACAGAATTATCAATATTAGATGGTGCAACTGTTACAACAAGTGAGTTAAATACACTTGATGGAGTTACAGCCACTAAGGATGAAATAAATATTTTAGACGGAGTTACAGCTACTAAAGATGAAATAAATATTTTAGATGGAGTTACAGCTAATAAAGATGAGTTAAATATTTTAGATGGAGTTACAGCCACTACAAGTGAGTTAAATACACTTGATGGAGTTACAGCATCTGCTACTGAAATTAATATTTTAGATGGCGCAACAATTTCTACTACCCAGTTAAATAATTTACAAAATATTGAACCGGCTGCAAAAGACGACCAGACTGCTGCTGAAATAAAAACTCTATACGAAGATTCTGGAAACAATAACGCAAGTTATATAAAAACAACATACGAGTCAAATGCTGAAACTAACGCTTTTACTGACGCAGAAAAAACTAAACTTGGTAACTTAGGTTCACTTAATGCATTGTCAGATGTAGACACTTCTGGTGTAGCTGACAATAAAATATTAAAGTATGATGCTTCTGTTTCAAAATTTATCATCGCTGATGACGGTGGTGGTGGAGGTAGTGGAGGTAGTTCTACATTTACAGGATTATCAGACACCCCTGCAAATTTTGGAAGCAGTGCTGGTAAGGTACTAAAAGTAAACTCAGGAGAAACTGCTCTTGAATTTTCTGATGCTGATGTTGTAGCTGACACTTCACCACAATTAGGTGGTAACTTAGATGTTCAAGCAAGAGAAATTAATACAAGTACTACAAACGGAAATATTAAATTAGCTCCTAATGGTACAGGTGTTGTTGAAGTAAAAGGTAATACAAATGCTGGTACTTTACAACTTAACTGCGAAAATAACAGTCATGGTGTAAAAATTAAATCACCAGCTCATAGTAATAACGCAGACTATACAGTAACTTTATTTAACCAAGATCCATCATATTTACAGCATGCAAGCTTTGTAAAAATAGATTCAAGCGGTCAATTATCTATAGATAATAATCTTTATCATGTAGAGCCTTCGCATCTCGATATGGGTGCTTTTGATATTACCTTTGCACAAACTGGTGGTATTTTTTTTGACTCAGACAACTCGAACAATAACAAAGTAGGATTTTTTGGTGCTACAACTATTCCTAATAATGTAAACTTTTTACTTCCGGGTGCTGATGGTAATGCTGGAACATTCTTAAAAACAGATGGTTCTGGTAATTTAAGTTTTGCTAGTGCAGCCTTAGTTACTGAAACTTCACCACAACTAGGTGGTGATTTAGCGAGTAATGGACATGATATTGTTTTTGCTCAAGGTGATAAAGCTATATTTGGATCTAGTAATGCCCTACAAATTTATCAAAGTGGAAATCATGTTTATATTGATGAAGCTGGTCCGGGAAATTTGTATATCAGAAATGGCACTAAAAATTCTATATGGTGTGAAACTAATGGAAAAGTAAAACTCTATTATAATGACTCTGATAAACTTGAAACTACTGATACGGGTATTAGTGTTTCAGGTAATGTTGTACTTTCTAACGCACTTTTACCAAGTGCTGATAGCTCAAGTGATATTGGAACTGATGCTAATAGGTGGAGAGACATTTATGCAGATAACTTACATGGAGATGGATCAAATCTAACTGGTGTAAATCCAACAGTAGCTAATGGATGTATATATGAAAACAGTAAAGAAATAACAACAAATTTCACAACAAGTACAACCAAAAACTCCATGAGTGCTGGTCCGATTACAATCGCTAACAACGTCACTCTAACAATTCCAAACAATAGCGTTTACACAATAGTATAATTATGCCAACAACAATAAGCGGATCAGGTGGAATTACTACACCTCAATCTGGTTTTGACAGTACTGATTATTTAAAATTTACTGACAATACACAACTAGATATATTTATAAATAATAGTAATGAATTTAGATTTGAAGCTGATGGAGATTTCCATGCAGATGGAGACATAACTGCTTTTTCAACTACAGTTTCATCTGATGAAAAATTAAAAGAAAATATTGAAATAGTACCTAATGCTTTAGACAAAGTAGAAGCCTTACGTGGTGTAACTTTTAATTGGAAGCGTGACGGTACTTCAAGTGCTGGTGTTATAGCTCAAGAAGTAATGGGCGTATTACCAGAAGCAGTTAAAGAAGCACAAGGTTTAAACGATAATGAAGGGTATTTAACAGTTAATTACCATGCGTTAACTTCTATTCTAATTGAATCAATAAAGGAATTATCAGCAAAAGTAAAAGAATTGGAGGCTAAGTAAATGGCAGTTACTAGCTCAGGAGAAATAAAATTATCTGACTTACAAACTGAATTTGGTGGAAGCAGTCCCATTGCTTTTTCTGAATACCATTTTAATGCCTCTGGTCCTAACACTAATGGTTTTTTTCCAGATAGTGGTGAAATTAATTTAGCTAGTTTTTATGGTGCTATTTCTACGGCAACAGTAGCTATAAATTCTTCTACAACAGATGTATCTCTTGCAACAAATTTTGGAATTGCTTGGGCAAGAAACTGTCCTAAAATTTTAAATATCGACAGTAGTGTAACTATTGGAGCCACAACTGGTAATTCAGCTGTAGCGGTTTCTTCTGGTATGGGTGGCACATTAGTTGTAAACAATGCTGGAACTATTAGCGGACATGGAGGCGCTGGTGGTGGTCGAGGTAATGGTGATACTGACGCATGCTCACCCGGCATACCCGGAGGTGACGGAGGTGACGGAGGACATGGTATCTCAGTTGCATCTACCGGAGCTACCATAAACAACACTGGCACAATATCTGGCGGCGGCGGAGGCGGCGGCGGTGGAGGTGCTGGTGAAAGAGGTAGTGTAACAATTAGTGGTGTTTTCAGATACTATGCTGGTCGACCCGGTGGTTACGGAGGCGATGGTGCTGGTTACAACCAATCTCAATCTAATGGTACAAACGGAATGACATCACCCGGACCTAACCACAATAAATGGTCTGGTGCTGGCGGTAATGGTGGTGATGGTGGAGCTTTAGCTACTGCTGGAGATGACGGTAATAATGGCGGTTACTCACCACGAGAGAGCTGTGTACCCGGACTAGGTGGAAGTGGTGGAGCTGCCGGAAAAGCCATTAATAATGGTGGAGCTACTTGGACAAACGGTACTACTAGCGGAACCTATAATGGTGCATATACATAAAAATTAAAATTATGAGTTCAATAAAATTAAAACATTCCGGTGGAAATAGCGTATCGCTTAATCCACCAACTGCTGCACCAAACCCCGGAGGAGGTGGTACTGAATTAGTTTTAAAGTTACCTAGTACCTATGGGTCAAGTGGTGAATTTATGCAAACTGATGGTGCAGGTAATTTATCATTTGCAAGTGGTACTCCAACTAATATAGCTCAATCACAGCTTGCAACAGGTGTTGGAGGTAAAGTTATTCAATGTAAATATCATCAATGGAATGACATTTACAGCACTACAAGCACTGCTGATAATGGTGAAGAAATGGATTCTTCCTTACGTTTGACTATTACACCAATTTTAAATAATAGTTTAATAGTATATTCTGGAAAATTCTATATTGGTACAGTTAGCGACAGAGTTGGGCATATAAATTTACAAAAAAGTTCTAGTACAGATATGTCTAGTCCAAGTCTTGTTTACGATCATAACCAAAGTGTGTCTATAAGATCAGGTGACAGCTTTGGTAATTCAATATTATATGGTTATACCAGCTTTATGATGGATACCTTTATGCAAGTTATGGAAATTTCTGGTAGTACAACTGCAAGAACATATAGTCCTTTTTGGAGTACAAATGCAGGAACTATATGGAATAACGCTTATAGATACACAAGTAACGAGTATCAGTATGTAGGTACTTCTTCAATACTTTTACAGGAGATAGTAATATGATTTACGATCACGAAGCTATAAGAAAAGCATACCCAGAAGTAACAGGTATTGCAGACGGAGGGGCTATAAGACTTAGAGATGGTACTTTTGTAACCATTGGTAAGGAATTAGATCAAAACAGTATTGATATTGCTAGAGAGCAATTAGATGCAGAATTTGCTGCTACAAAATATCAAAGAGATAGAGCAGCAGCTTATCCCTCAATACAAGAACAACTAGATATGCAATTTTGGGACAAAAAGAATGGTACAACAACTTGGGTCGATGCCATTGCAAAAGTAAAAACAGATTATCCTAAACCATTATGAGTAGTAAAATTAAAGTAGATGCAGTAGAATCAAACTCTGCGTCAACATCTGCTATTACCTTAGATAGTAATGGTACTGGTGTTTACAAAGCAACTTCTGTAGAAACACCAAATATAAAACACGCTAGTTCATCTAGTAATAATATTGTTTTAGCTTCCGATGGTTCAGTAAAAACAAATCAAGTTGCACACACAGCCGATGGTGCAAGCGTATTTACGCTGCCACAAACAGATGGTAGTGCTAACCACGTTTTAAAAACTAATGGATCTGGTGCATTATCTTTTGGTGCTGTTAGTAATGGTAACTCTTTACAAGTTTTAGAACAGTTTTATTCTTGTTGTGATGGGTCAGTGATGCCCACAAATAAAGGTAATATAACACTGGCAAATGTAACTGCGGAACAAGAAGTAACTACCACTGCTACAGATTTAACAGGTTCAACAATAACATATGAACCACCAGCAGGAACAGTACAAGTTATATATGAATTTGTATTTTTTACTTCTTACAAAGATGCTAATGCTATAGGTACTCTTTATTTGTTTTTAGATGGTATTCAAGTTACAGATTCTCGTCGTACTTTTGCGGCAGAAGATTTACAGTATACTTACGGTTTGAAATGGGGTTTTAATATTAATAGCGCCGGAACTGTTAATGCAACTGGACAAAGAGCAGATTGGAACGGTGGTAGAGAAATTAAATTACAAGTTAGCGAGTACGGTGCTAGTAATGAAGTATATGCTCATCTAACACGACATACAGGTACTTCTGGAACTGGTGGGTTTGTTCGCCCTTGTATAGGAATTACAGCAATAGGAGTTCCATCATAAGTGGACTTACCAGCTTTAGTTTTACCTAAAGTACCGAAATTAGAAAGGATGACATTAACCATACCAACGGCTGATGTCCCTTATTACAAACCAATGGTGGTTCCTCCCAGTGATTTAAGACCACCTAATGGTGTTAAAGCTGATACTAAAGAAGAAGCACCTACCGGTATTAGACAAGTAAAGATACCAATTATAGATAGACAAGTACCTTTACCAGAAAACGAAATACTTATAACTGCTAGTACAACAGCAGTAGTTTCTGTAGCAGCCACTCTTACAGCTACAGCAGCATTTAAGTGGGTAGTAACTGCACTTAAACCAATATTGAAAACAACATGGAAGAAAATAAGCCAATTAAAGGGCAACCAAAAAGTTTCCTAAAAAAACTTAAAGAAAACGTAGACGACCATGAAGAACAGATGGCGATACTTGGTGCAGCAGTGCGCCTTGGTGTTGTTATTTGGAGTGGCTTCATAATTACACTAAGTTATGTTGAGCTGCCTATGGTCAAAAAGTCAGCTACAGCAGGCGATATCACGTTCGTGGCTTCGATTTTTACGGGGGCACTAGCCACTTTCGGGCTGTCTACGGGAAATGGTAAGAAGAATGGAAACGGTAACGGAAATACAACAACCAAACCAAAAACATGAAGAAATGGATTCTTCTCTTAGCACTGTTGTCACCCGCAGTAGCGAGAGCAAACACAATTACTCCTCAGTTCACACAAGGGAGTATGAACAGTACGACAACAACAACTCAGACAATTCAGGAGACAATAAACCAAGAAGTCTTTGGAGCCGAGGTAAAAACTTGGTCTGGAACAAATGTAACAGCTTCAGGAGATATTGCAGATCCCGCAACAACCTTCAGCTTAACAACTCCCGGAGCAGACTTTCAGTTAGAGATAACAGAAAGAGCAGCAGGACTAATCGAGACAATCGATACAGTTCGCACTATAGACACAGACTCCACTACTACTTCTTACTCAGTCTTCTCACAATAAGTCCAACATACGCTAATACAGAACCAGAAAATAATAACGTAAGTAACCCTGTGGCAGCAGCGACTGGAAATGTGACAAATCAAGCTGTCCAATTCCAGAACAATGGAGCACCATCTAGACAACAATATGGTCCGAACATTAGCTGCAACGGATCTACTATGACCTTCTCACCGTTTTATATGGGCAATCATACAAAACCTTGGGAAGTAACTGAAGATATGGAAATGAGTCCATCTAGCTACACGTTAGCTGAGAACTGGGGCTTTCAAGTTAACTTCATGGTTCCACTAGATAAGCGTGGACTAAAACAATGCAGAGAAATAGCTGCAAGACAAGAAGAAAAAATGAGGCTCGATTACGAGCTTACCCGTGCACTCAAATGTGCACAATTACAAAAATCAGGGTTCACCCTGTTACCGAAGACACGTGTATATCACATGTGTTCTGACGTAGTACCAATATCACAAGTAAAAAACAATGTTAGCAATCCTTAAACCATTTGTGCTATCTGCACTTAAATCGCCAAAATTCAAGACTTTTGTAGTTGAGCTATTAGAAAAATTAGTTGAACAGACAGATAACGATTTAGACGACAAAGCGTTAGCCGTGGTTAAAAAGGGTCTAGGACTCTAAAATCAAGGGTAGGAATATACCCAGAACTTTTTTCATCGCCCTTGTAGGCGATTCTGAGAGGAGCAAAATGAAGAAAAAGGCAACAGAAGACCAATTTAACGAGTTGCATAACCTAATTACTAAAGAATTTCTATCTCGTATAAAATCGGGTGAAGCAACTACACAGGACCTTAAGGCAGCTTGTGATTGGTTAAAAGCTAATGACATTAGTGGTGTTGCATATGACGGAAATCCTTTATCTAAGTTAGCTCAGGTTATGCCAACGGTAGACCCAGAATTAGTAAAGGAGCGACTTTATGGCAAGCACAGCTAAATACTATAGGTCCAACCCAAAAGCTAGAGCAGTAAGGCTCAAGCAACAAAAAAAATACAACAAAACCAAAAAGGGTCTAGCCCTACGTGTAAATGCAAACAGACTTAATAGACAACTTGGTACCTACGGAAATGGTGATGGGCGCGACGCTGCTCACTATAAGGGGAGTACTACCAAGGGCAGACTCCAAAGTCCATCCGAAAACAGGAAAAGCAGACTTAAAATACGTAAATGACCCCATTACT